TGTATACGACCAATTGAAAGGGACATTGGCTAACCCAGCTTGATTTCGAGCCAGATGAATACCTCCACCACCATCATATCCATAATATGGCGGGTACTTTCCCATCGTGATGTTGGTGACGGATCCATTTGCTGTTCCTGTCATGGATAGTGTATCTACATAGTGAGTGCGTCGCAATAAATGTCGCAAAGAACGAATCTCTTCTCCCATGTAAATCCTGCCACGCGTGGCAACACTCGTCGCAACATTGCCAGGTGCAACCGCAACTGCTTCAGCCTCAGCTTGAACGGAGAACATTGAGATGTCAGTCTGTACATCCAAAGCGTTCGAAAATTCCATATTGTCAGCACCCCGAACAAACACCAGAATATCAACACTCGATGAAGCTTCTGGCGCCGTCAACAATGTCAATACCTTCAGACTTAGGTACCCATTCACATCGCTTGCAGCTGTAAATGTAGGAGTCGGCGTGATCGCATGAGCTCGTCCTGCATAACTCGTGTTGGTGCGGGTAGTGAGCCATGACACAGCTTGCTGATATGGCACTCGGAACTCAATCTCCGATTCACCTTCACTGAGATCAAAGATCATGTTCATCACATACGGACCAGTATCACCAGTGGTTTGAACAGCTGGTGATGCTGGATCGTAAGACAAACGCAAACGTCCCTTATGAAAAGGGGATGCAATAATCTTGAATGTGAAAATGATGTCACCACGCCAATACTTGAACATACGCTGCACGAGATCCAGTGGCGACATGGCAAGATCCTGGGTTCCATTTGGTCTCACGTACATATTGGGAGTGACCAACGCCGTGAACAAGGGTGTATCCACAGGTGTGGTAACACTCCAAGTATTCGCGGAAATGTAGCAGGGACGCGTAACCAGAGACTCAATCGCGAGCTGATCATCGGATCCAAACCCAACTATGGAATTATCAATTGCCAACTCATTCTTCGGATCAAAAGTGAGTTTTTCCACAGGATATCCAATTGCCGATGTGGAGAATTGCGGTAATGGAGTATTCCGAACTCCAATTGGTGGTTCGATCACTGGCACATTTGTGAAGCCAAACAACTGTGCTATTCCTGACACCGCTTTTGCTCCCATTTCAGTGGCCGTAGCAAACTTGGAGATTATTGGGATGCCCTTCATCATACCAGCTAACCTTGCCACAGTGGAAGCTGGAGCCGACACAGGTCCAATGCCATACTCATCACGAGCCTGTAGCGCCAAGGAAACAGTGGGCCCAGCCAACACAACATCCTCGGCCCAAGCATACACCTGGATAGACACACCAGTTGCTGTGACTCCATTCGCACTCTTCAATGCACTATACACTAGGAATGACAATCTCCCCATATCTGCCATGTCAGTGGCGCTTGTGAGGGCTATGAAATTCTCGTGTTTGTAAAATGGTAGAGACAGTTCACACCCTTG